GACCCTCCAGCAACCGTATATTTGCGCAATACGCCGGTTGTCTCGGTAAGTTCTATCACCATTCAAACTCCCACGATGAGTCCTATCGCTCAAGTTCAGGGTCGAGATTGGATAGCTCGTCCTTACGGCATCGAACTTTATCGCGCATATGCCAATGACCTCGTCACGGTCACATATACAGGCGGCCTAGATGGAGACGGAATTAAACATTTTCGAATTTTAATTCTTCGAGCTGCAACGCGAGAAATGCAAAATATGCATGATGATGTTGTTGGTATTAAAGACTTAGAGTCGCGCAATGTGGCGCCCCTAGAGACTGGCTTCTCCGAAATGGAGATCAATTCAGTAAGACGGTATAGGCGTCGGCGGGTCAGCTGACATGTTTTCTCGCACCAATGTTGAGGTATATGGAGCAAAAGAAGCTGCTCTAAAAATGCAGCTCATTATTGAGCGATCCGACCAACTGCAATTAGTTTTTGAGCAGGCAAAGTTAGAATTGGCAGCAGCAAACGCGGCCAACTTTGCTAGCAACGGACTTCCTAGTGGCAAACCCTGGGCCCCACTATCACCAAAGTATGGTGCGTGGAAGTCTTCTAGGTTCCCTGGGCGGCCGACAATGGTCCGCTCTGGTCGATTATTTCAAAGCCTTACTACGCTTTCCGACTCTGTTAATCGCATTGATGGTGACAAGGCTCAATTTGGCACTAGTGTTGAATATGCCAAATTCCATCAGCGAGGAACATTTAAGATGCCGAAACGAGCCGTAATTTTTGAACCGCCTGGCTTTGCTGAGCGTCTTGGAACACGGATTGCAAAATTTGTTGTTGACGGCGAGGTCATCTAATGCAGGGCCCCCATAGTGCAAGAAAATTTGTAACGGATTACCTTAAAGCTGACTTGCCTCGACGCGTCGACGATTATCGAAATGCACGACGGGCAGAAGGCGAGTGGTATCTCGATGACAACACTCTTCCAACCCCAGATAATTTTTTAATTTATGAGCCTATTGCTCTTGATGTTTGGCCAACAATTATTACTCTTGCCATGTCAACAACAAACTTGTCTCGTGTTGACTACACACCAGTCATGGACCCTCTTTATCGAGTGTCTTACTCGATGAGAACATATGTCTGGGTTCGTGCTGAAGGGTCAGAAGAAGCGACTTTGATGAGGGATCGACTTACTACGGTAGTTAGATCATCGCTCCTGGATAGGCCATGTTTAATGGCAAATGACCCGTCTAAATATCTTGAGGTTATGATTGATGAAGGAACAATGCGTGAGGAATTCTCAGACTTAACTTTGTTAAAAGGTGAGCGAGTTATGGCTGGAGCATATATTTCCTACGACATGTACATAAACGAACGCATCACCAGAGAACCACTCGGTACGGTTGATGAATTTCAGATTGATATTCAACAATTTTCGATGGAAGCGCCGGAAATTGATCTCAGCGAGGCTTAGTTCAATAATGCATTGTTTAATTGATGTATCATCGCAAGGGAACCTCTGTCAAAGGAAGGTTTCTGAACTGAGAATGTTCAAAGAAGCAGTCTGGTTTGCGGTACAATTTTGCAAGCACGACATCTATCCCAACATTGGGAGCGGAGGAAACACATGCCCGGCGTAGTAGTCACAACAGCAGTTCGCACAGGCCCCTCGGTCGCTAATGTCACGCCTTCAGCGACTTTTTTTATCGTTGGCCGCACAGAGCGTGGACCTTCCGACGAAGCAGTACTCGTCACCAGCCTTGCTGATTATGAGGAACAATTTGGTAGCTATGTCGCCTATGGCGTAGTTCATCAGCAAATGCAGACATACTTTGAGGAAGGCGGTTCTCAGGCTTATGTAGCTCGAGTCGTCGGCGCCAGCGCCACTGCCGGTACTGCAAGCCTTAACAACTCCTCAAGTACCGCAGCAATTACTCTTACCGCCAACGGCGCAGGATCTTGGTCTTCTAACCTTGATGCTCAAGTTGTAGCTGCTGGTGCCGGTTTTGCTGTCAAGCTCTTTCTTAACGACATTCTTGTCTACAACAGCGGTGAGTGTTCAAGTTCTACCGTTGCAGTCAACAAGATCAATACCAGCTCACTAGCCTCTGCTTATGTATCTGCCGCTGTAGGTGCTGGCGGTGGAAGCCCAGTAACTGGTGGCGCAATTGAGACTTTTTCTGCGGGTTCAGATTCCAATACCCCAACCACTTCTGCATACACAACTGCACTCGATTTGTTTACCGACACTCTTGGGGCTGGAGCAGTGGCCATTCCTGGTCAGTATGGTTCCACTATTTGGGATGCGCTCATCAGTCATTGCAACACAACTAACCGTATTGCCCTTTGCGCATTCGAAGAAGACGCAACATCGGCAGAGGTGATTTCTGATACGGCCGCCTATGCAGATGCTTCAAACAGCGAGCATGCAGCATTCTTCTTCCCGTGGATTCAAATTGAACGGGATGCGAATGTCTTGGCCTATATCTCCCCTGAAGGTTATGTTGCGGCAAAGCGTGCGCTTGCACAGAACTCAGATGGCCCATGGCGTCCATACGCTGGCCTTATGTCCGAGGCGTCGTATGTACTTGGCCTTAAGACAAACATCTCCAAGGCAACTTCAGATGATCTTGACGAGGGTCGCGTAAATGGTCTCCGGGTGATTAATGGTCGTGTCCGCATCTACGGTGCTCGTACTGCATCAAACGATGAAGTCAACTTCCGCTACATCACTGCCCAAGAGATGCTCAACTATGTAGTTGTTCAGGCTCAGGCACAACTTGAAGACCTCGTCTTCTCAACAATCGACGGGCGGCAGACATTGTTTGCAAATGTCAAGAGTCGTCTAATCAACCTGCTTGACCCGATTCGTGTTAATGGCGGCCTCTATGAGGCGTTCGATACCACTGGTCGGCGTATTGACTACGGATATAGCGTAGTCGTTAACGAAGCAATTAACCCAGTCTCCCAACTCGCAGGCGGTCTGATCCGTGCAAAGGTCGGTATCCGCGTGTCAAGCGTGGGAGATCAAATCGAGATTGCAGTCACCAAGTCCAATCTCACGGCGTCAGTTGTCTAATCTGGAGGAGTTTCCGTGGCAAAAGTTGCACAGCGTCAAGTAGTCGCATCAATCACGCCCGTGTCCGTTGCTGGGCACGAGATTGGTCCGAACATCAATAGCTACTTCTCACAGGTATCTGGAGGTGAAATCACCGCTTCCGTAGAGAAGGTATATGTCGGTGGACAACAGTTCCCCGAGGTACTCTGCGCGCCTGCAGAAATTGGCGACATCACCGTGACCCGTCACTGGGATGATGGCGATCATTCGAACCTACAGAAGCTTCGTCAACTGGTTGGTCGTACTTATTACAACATTACGATTACCACGCTTGATTGCGATCTTAAGGTCCCTGGGTCGGATCGCAACTACCCCAAGGCCCTTTTGGTTGGTGTAACCGAGCCTGAGGGTGATGCCTCATCCGGTGCACCCGCAACCTACGCTTTGACCTTCAGTATTTCAACTGTCGCTGTCTGACAAAAAGTTTCTGACTCTTTCGCCGTAGGGGTTTTACTTCTGCTAGGGTTCGTCCCATGGCTGAAATTTTTGAACTCAAAGACGATGAAACCCCTGCTCCAAAGGTCAGTAAAACTGCTTCAAAGGAGCCAACAATCCTTGAACAGCTAAAGACGACCATCTCAAAGAAGGTTGAGCGCACCGCTATCTATATCGAGGTGCCTGAGCGCGAGGGTGTAACCATCAAGGTAAGCCCAAATGTAACTCAGAATCAACTCCGTGCATGGCGCAAAAATGCCGGCGAGGACACCAAAACTGGTCTTGATCCGACAAAGTTTGCATGTCAAGTGGTTGGTCACACAACTGAGGCAATTTGCTTCAATGGTGAAGAAGTATTCAATGAAGACGGCGTCATGCTTACCTTCGCTTCACCAGAGATCATGCAAATGACGAATACGACTCGACCTTTGCCGGACTGCGTTCGTGAGTTTTTTGGAATTGACCCTCATGTCGAGGCTGCTGCTCTCGCAATCATGGAGCATGCTGGGTATTCTGACACCGTGGAAACTGTGGACCCTTCCAAGCAGTCCTAGACGATCTTTCCGAGGATCCGAAGATAGTAACAGCGGCCCGCCTCGGTGAATTATTTGGGACTGATCCGATCAAGCTTCTAGACTGTTCAGAAACAGAATGGTTAATCCGTTTCGCTTGTGCTAAAGTAATTCAGGCAGATCGTGAAGAGTCCGAGCGCAAAGCAGGACGATAATTAACCCTGGTGGTGATGATGGCCGTTGAAAATGTAGTCATCAAGATAACCACGACTGCAAGCACTAGGTCGGTTAGACAAGCACGCAATGAATTACTCAAGCTTGCCAAAGCGGGTCAACTAGGCACAACGACGCAAAAAAGCCTGCTGCAAGAATTTGATAAATTCGACAAGAAGCTTAAATTCATGAAGGGGACGCTCAAGGGAGTAACTAAGGCTATCGTTTCCCTTAATAAGGTTGCTCTCAAGTTGTTTACAATTGGCTTTGCAGTAGGTTCAGCAGCATTGGCAGCCAACAACGCCTTATTTGCTGCTGGAAAATTCCTTGCCAAGGGATATACCCTTGCAATGCAGGGCCTTGCTGTAGCATTTGCTTCAGTTGGAGCGGCGGCGGCGGTGGCAGCGGCGGCATTCTCTGAATATACGGCCGCAGTTAATGCATATGCGTTTAAGCAAAGTACTGCTTTAAATGGCAGATTAAGTGAGTCGTCCGCAGCACTAAGAAATATTGAGTCCGACGCAACTCTTGCAACATTCGGAGTTCAGGCATTAGCTGGTGCGTTTGCTTCAATTTCAAAAAATGCTCAAGTTACTGGGGTATCAAAAACTCTTCTTAAGGGCCTCGCTGACTTCGCTGCGGCCGGTGGTGATCCAGCAAAAAATCTTGCTGCTGCTGGTGAATTTATTGGTCTTTTACAAAAAGCAGGAAATCTTGATTCGAAGGCAATCAAAGCGGCAGAGGGCATAGGTCCGACATTTGTTGAGGCGCTCAAGAAAGCTCGCTCTCAAGGTGTTTCGTCTCTCTCGGAGTTTACCAAGATACTAACTAGTGGTGAACTTGCAAAGCTTGGTGGCGTAGAAGGTCAAGCCGGAATAGTTGGTCAAACATTAATGGGTCAATTTAAGGCATTTATGGTTCAGCTAAAGGTCTTGGGTACGGACTTTGGCCAGATTTTGCTAGGGCCAGTCAAAAATGCTCTTGAAACAATCGGTCGAATTCTTAAATCAACAATCGCCAGAGTTGGCCCTGACATGATTGCCTTTGCTAATGGTCCAGGCATCCGCGGAATTGTACGAATTTTTGAAGTGTTAAATAATTTTACGATTGATTTAATGCGCAAACACCTTCCAGGCGCTAATGGGATGATGGCACGATTTGTTAAATTTTGGAATCAAACTGTTTATGTCATTAAAGATGTTGTCGCTCGCTTAAGATCCTTACTCCCTGGTGGCAAAGCCGTCATGGAGGCATTCGGCAAACCATTTATGGAAGTCTTTAAAACGGTCGGCACATGGATTCGTTACATAGGCGACTCAATTCGCAAAAATCAAGCTAAGTACAATGCCTTTGGCCAGGCTCTGACCAACTTTGTGTTGAAACTTCAAGAACTCGGCAAAAAGTTTATTGACACCTTCTCAGAAGCATTGCCATTTCTTGAAAATATGGTCAACTGGGCAACAACACTTCTTGACAAGATTATGAGCCTTGTTGACGCAGTCGGCATACTGGGTAATGGTCTTGCAGGAATAGTAAATCTTCTTGGCGGACAAGGAGATGGATTAGGCGGTGCGCTTAAGATTTTTGGAATTGGACTAGCCGCATCAATGATGCGGTACAAGATTGGAAGCATGCTTGGTATGCCAATGAGCACGATGGCTCATATTGGGGGAAAGGCAGTGCAAGGCGGTCAAGCCGTTGGTCAAGCCGTTGGTCAAACTGTATTTAATACTCCAGTCGGCGGCCCTCAAGCTGCAGCTCTCGGCAAATATGCACGAATGGGCAATGCATACAGGGGTGCTGGACGCGGTGGTGCTGGATTTCCTGGTCGCGTTAAGGCGGCTAATACTGCGCGCACGCGCTATAACGCGCAACATCCAGGTGGAGGTTTTCTAAAGGGCATGGGCCCGGCCGCCATGCTTGGTATTGGGTCGATGTTTGTCGCACCAGAGGCACAGGGATCAATGCAGACAGGTGCAGCAATTGCTTCGCTAGCACCCATGCTCGGTGCCGCTGGCCCCATGGCAGCACTTGCCGGTGTTGGCATAGCTGGCTATGGAATGATGCAGAATTCTCGCACTGCTGGCGGTGGAGCATTAGGTGGCGCAATGACCGGAGCGGCCATTGGTGGTGCTATTGGTACGGTAATTCCTGTTATCGGAACAGCAGCAGGGGCAATCGTAGGCGCAATTGCGGGAACGGTTGTTGGCTTTGTTAAAGGCCGCGCAAACGGTGAAAAAATCAAAGTCGAAACAGCTATTGATAAATACATGGGTGAGCAACTGAATGCTGTTGCGGCTGGTTTAGTTCAGGGCAGAACATCAGATATTCGTACACAACTCAAAGAACAATTAGATCGAGCTAAATATATTTCAGACATTAATAAGGAATATTTCCAGGGAGGCCGGCCTTTACTTAACCCATTCGGTGGCAAACACGGGCGCGGTCAAAGAAAAGAAACTGCCGAGCAGCTGGTTTCGGAAGGCAAAATTACCCAGGCCGAGGCGGATGCTCTCATCGCTGCTCCAGGGACTTATGCCAAAGAATTGACGGAGTCAGCAGATTTGCTCAGTAAAGTTGTTACTCCAATGCTTAAGAAGTTTGATCAAGCAGCTGGGGTTGCCTCAACGACACTAGGAATGACAACGGACGAGCTTCTAAACCTTGCCTCTGCCCAGGGTGTTGATCTTTATGATCAGACAACATCTTTGCGTGACAAATTTGTACAACTTGGCCTAGCAATGAACTATACGGCTGAGCAAGTTGTTGGCGCAATGCGTGATATTGCTGTGAATGGCGTTGAAGGGTTGATGTCAAGGATCGAACGCAATATGTCACCGCAGCGTATGGACGAAATTACAGAAGGTCTTTATCAAGATTTTCAATCTGGTGCCGTTATTGGTCAAGATCAAATGGGTCAATATGTGAACGATATGTTGAATCAACTCAACATAATTTCTCCTGATACGCCTCTGAGAAATGTTGGTCAGTTGGTTGCTCTGCTCGGTCCTAACGGAACCCTATTTAGGGCTGGTAATCAACTTGAAGGCATGGGTGATGCATTCGGGCCATTTTCTGACATGATAGCCACTATGGGCGCTGACACTCAAAAAGACTCAGCAACACAAATAACCGACATGATTGTTAAGCAAGGTCTGTTCTCAGGAGTTGCATTTAATCGCGACGAGATCCAAACTAAGCTTTCAGGATTAAGTCTTTCGCAACTTAGCGATGTCTCGACGGCCCTGGCAAACGGTGCTCTTAGTCCAGAGATGCTTACCGGATTTACAACACCAGGAATCGTGGGACAAATGTTACGCGGAGCGCAAACGCCGTATTTGCAAGGCGGAATGTCTGACCTAGGTATTTCTGGTGTAAGTTACGAAACTTTGGATCCCTCAAAGATGACTCCTGATCAAATGCTTGCCTTGTACGGGGAAGAAGGCATGGCAATTGTTCATGGAATGGGAACGGTTGTTGCGGCTGCGTTCGCAAACGAACCAAATTGGTATAGAGATGCACCTGAGTGGTTCTCGTTAGCAACATTCAAATCAATGCTTGATCCAAATGGAGATGGCTATATTGGTGATGACACTCGTACGCCTCGCGGCGACACAACAAGTCGTCGTCTTGGTCGAACATTACGACGCCACGACTACATGGATGGCATGTTGACAGGCAAGCGCAATATGACATCTTCATTTAGAACCGATAACCTTGGTTCAATTAATTCTGACCATGTTACGGGTCGCGCCTATGACCTAACAGGTCAGAACCTTGGCGCATATTCGCAAATGGTTAATCGTTCTGGCGGATTTGCTGAATTCCACGGACGCGGTGGCGGTCGTCATCTTCATGTTGTTCCCGGCGAAACACCAGTTGGCGATAACACTGCCCCATATATGGGCAATGTTGCTTTATCGAGTGGTTCATCAAGTTCTACAAGTAATTACAACATTACGGTTCAGGGATCGCCAGGAATGGATGTCAATCAGCTTGCTGATGCAGTTATGGCAAGACTACAGCGAGCTGAACGCAGCAATAGAGAGAGGTCCTAACTATGGCTGTATTGGTCACTCAAGGAAATACAAAGCGGCGTGTTGCGTTGCGGCAAACTCGCAGTATACAGACAACTGTTGATAGGGTCACAGTCGATCAGGTATACCCAACGCTCGTACAGCTTCGACAAGGAAACGAATACAACACTTTTGAATTTCCTTTTCCTCCAGCAAACTTGCAATATACAAATCTTACTCCAGAATGGGTTGAGGTAAATCGCCCGGGTTATGTTCCGTTGACCGGTCTAGCAAAATATAATTTAATGCGCATTCAGTTTGAATTCCTTCTTGCCGCACCATTTGACGGTATTAAATATTCTGTCGAAGAAGAGTTAAATCTTTTACGGAATATGGCCAACTCAATACAGCCTGTCTACTTTAGTGGAATGGACAGCCTGACAAATACGCCGATTGCACTGCCCGGCGCAGCAAGATCCTCTAATGGTATGTTTTTCAGAATTACTGACTTTACGATTACATCCATGCGTCGCAATCCAGCAAATCAAATTACGGCCGCTCAATGCTCGATGGCACTACAAGAAGACTTTTCGTTAGCGGTTAACGCCGTAACAATGCCAGCAATTGAATATCCGCCAATCATGAAACCGCGAATTAAAAAAGATAAAAAAAGACCTCCCGTTGATCCCCGTTGTCCAGTCTCAGTGCAAATCAATGGCGCCTGCGATCCATGTTTGGCGCTTGCCCAAGCCGGTATTAACTGCTCATAATGCTTTTTTCGCCGTGGTACGAACGCTATTCGCTTACAGTGAGCACGCCTTTTGGCATTCAACAGAATGACATAGTTCCGTTAGTAACTGACATAAGTCTCAGCTACACAATGGATATGGCAAGTCAGCTGTCGTTGACCGTTGTTGATATTGATTGGAAATTTTCTAAAGCTAACTATTTTATGGTTCGGCGTGAAGTTATTCTTACTGATCTTGCTACGAAGAAATTTGATGTATTTGAAATTGCTGCCGTGTCTGTCGAACCTGGCGAAGCATTTAATATGCCTAAAATTGGACTCGAATGTCGCACTAAGGCCATACAGGAGATGAAGCGAGACAAACGACTCGAGTCATATAAATCAATGTCCGCTACTGAATTTGCTTCAATTATTGGAGAACGACACGGGCTGAAGGTTTATGGAGAATCAACGAATAAAGTTCAGTCAATTGTTAAATCTAGAAGTTCTAACTCAGACGAATCAGTATGGGATGTTCTTAAGCGATTAGCAGGTGATAATCAGTTTATTTGCTATGAATCGTCCGGAACTTTATTTTTTTGCTCTGAAAGATTCTTGTTAGGCAAACTTGGCACAGGAACAGATATCGGCACTCAGATCACGACTAAGCCAGCTTGGCCCCAAGTAGATGGCGCAATTCAGAGCGGCGATAGCGGACAAGGAGTTGAGCTTCTTCAGTTTTACTTCAACTTAAATGTCACTGGATCTTATGATGCTGCTCTTGGGAAGTCCGTGCGTTCTTTTCAACAATTTCTTGGTCTACCAATTACTGGCAAAGTTGATAAAATCACATGGGATACTATTTTTGGGTTACTTGGTGCAAACTGGACATATGTTCCGATTGTATTTCCACCTAAGAGCGATGACGCTACTTTCCGCGTACTTGAACATCCAAGTGTCAGGAAATCTGATGATGATCCATACGAGGCTGCTGGCAGTGCAGTAATATCAAGAGAAAACGGAACTCAATTACGACCAGGAATGACGGTTAGTGTTGATACGCCCAACCCACATATCAATGGGGCATTTTTGATTACAGATGTAAGCTTCCCATTAAGTGGGTCTGATCCAGTCAAAATTGAATTCCGCACCCCAGCTCAGCTTGACCCAGAAAAGACCAAGGCAACAACAAATCTGTGATTTGAAGGACAATAATGCCCACTTACATTAATCCTAATAAATCTTATTCCGTATCCAAAGAAGGCGGTGGCACTTACATTGGCACCGTTGTCTCAACTACTAATGGAGTATTCGTAGAAATTCCAAAAGTAGCACCAGGGCAATCACTTGGCCCATGCTCAACCTCGGGTTCATTCTCGCTTACATTAACAAAAGCAACCGTTACTACTCCCACTGGCACAATCCAGGCCGTGACTGATGTGTCTCTTTCGTATGGGGGATCTACGCCGGCTGTAGGAGCACAGGTTATTTGTATGTTCCTTGACAATGGCTTAGACCAGGTGGCTATTGTTGGCGTCGTTGGATGAGATTAATTTGTGAGAGAATGAAAGGATGGACGCTCTAAAATTTCCGCTATCGATTGTAAATGGGTCATTTCAGACAATATCGTCTGATGATGATGCATTCTACGGTCAGCTAATTGCCCTAACTGTTCAAATACAGCCCGGCGAATTAATTTTGCGTCCAACATATGGTGTGAATTCACCAGAATTTGACGCAGTTCAAACTGCCAAATTTGCCCAGCTATCTGCGCAATTTATTCCTGAAGTAAATATTTTTGATGTAACCACAAAACCACTTGATGACGGATCGATTGATATTTCAATTGGTTTCGAAAGGCTGACGGCACAGTGACTTCCCCAGATTTTCGCAGTTATGTAAATCTTACTGTTTTTGATAAGCAGCCTCGAGATTTATATGACGAAGCAGTTGATTATGCAAAACTTGTTTTGCCTGAGCTGGTAGTTCGCGCCGGCACGCTCGAAGATGCTTTGTTGCAGTCAATGTCGTATGTCGGCGGTGAATTGATAGCCTCTATCAATCGACTTCCAGATGGCCTTATGGAGGGAATCCTCAATCTGATGGGATTCGCTCGTCAGCAAGCAACATATGCAACCGGATCTGTAATTTTTGAAATGATTGATAATGATGGTGCCATTATTCCCGCCGGCACTCAAATTGGATATACAGAAACGGTCGATGGTATAAGTACATTTCACACATTTTCTACGATCGCATCAGTAACAATAGCAGCTGGCTCAACTACATCTGCCGCAGTTAACATTATTGCCGATAGTGCCGGAATTAAACCTTCGCTTCTAATTGAACAGCCAATGATTGTTGTGTCGGCATCAAACAGAATTCTTTCAGCAGAACTTGGATCGGCACTTGTGTCAGGTCTTTCTTCGGAATCAAATAGTGAGTATTTTTCTCGCGGTGCCACCTTTTTGGCTTCACTTTCATCATCCTTAACCACCTCATCTCAAGTGCAGCAATACATTCTGAATACATATCCAGATGTACATCGATGCAATGTTTATGACCTCACTAAACTCACCACAGTCGCTGGTTTCACTGACCTAACACGCACAAGCGGCACGACGGTTACTGCAACAATCGGCAGTAGTCACGGAATCGCAATCAACGATATAGTTCGTGTTGTCGGTGCCGTACCGGCGGCATTTAATGGAACATTTGTGGTAACAGGTTCTGCCTCAACAACTATTACATGGGCCGACTCTGGAAGCAATGAATCAACCACTACTGATGGCACTCTTTACCATTTTGACTCGCTTGCTACGGCAGCTGCTGATCAGCCTGGGTTTGTCACTATTTTTGTGAGTGACGAATCTGGGGAATCATTATCATCGACGGACCTTGCAACTATCAAAAATGATGTTGAGGAAAAAACAGTTGCTGGCCTAACAATTGGAATTGAAGCCCCAATTCTAGTTAACATCACCGCAACAATTACTCTGCGTACTGAAGTTGGATATTCAACACTCTCTATTCATGATGCGGTTGACACATATTTGACTGAACTTTTATCTCCAGGCGGATGGGATTGGTCATCTCGCCTCCGTGTGAATCAAGTAATTGCTCGCATTACCCAGATCGCAGGAGTTGATTATGTTGCAACGCTTGCATTCACTATTGATTCTGGGTATTCAAATTACGCAACAATAGATGCCGGAACTGGTGATGTAATCATGACATATAGAGGAGCGTTGCCCGTATCTACAATTACCGTTTCTGAGGCCGCATAATGACTACGGTTAACTTTTTACCTGAAAGGAATCAGATAGTTAACCTTGAGACTGGTGATTGGACGATTACCAATGGAACAATGTCGGTCGCAAACCTAGTTTCACCAGTCTCGTTATTTCATTCGTTTTACATCACGCCAACAGCATCAAATTCAATAGTAGAGCTTGAGTTGGCTAGCATCATTATTCCTAGCAATTATCGATTTACTCCGATTCAATTTCATGCACGGGTTAAAAGTACAACTGGCCTAAAAGCTACAGTTCTTATGGATTGTAGTGAGACGGAACTATCGGGTTATGTGTCAACAAGGGATACAAAAGTTAATTCAAATACCTGGAAAACAATTCGATCAAATCTAATGATTGTTCCAGATATATCTGGTCTTATTTACGGAAGAGTAAAAATTTCATTTGTTAACCATGGTGGCCTTCCTTTTTACTTCTCGGTACCATTTATGTACTCTTCGTATTCGGTATTAGAAGAGCAATTAACTATCTCGACTTACGCTCAGTTGCCCTCAATATTTCTGATTGCGGAAAATAATCAACTAAATCAGGGTTACTTGCCCGAATTTCCAACACTTAGACTCATTGAAGCAGGGTCGCTAACTAGCGAAGATTGTCTATCTACCTACTACGACTTTGAGTATGTAGACGAAGAAGATGCAGGCCAACTAACATATACGCCAACACCAAGTACGCTTGTTGAGCCTGACAACATCACAGACGCAAACGCTAAGTGGCTTTCTCAGATTCTTGGTTTTACACTAGATGATCCGCAGCAGTTAACTACGCCATGGGGAGGTCTACCTTCATCTTGGGGTGAACTGACAACTGCCGTTGACGCAACCGGACTTAGTGCTAATGCGTCTAGTCTCGTACGGTCATCTAGCATTGTCACTGCAACTTTTGCTTCAGCAACTGGATTGAGTATTGGTGATTCTGTTTCAGTTACTGCAGTAGATGGCACAGCTACGACATTTAGTGGAACATTTACCGTTACTGGAGTTACAACAACCCCGTCACATACGGCCACATGGGCACAAACTGGCTCTAACGAAACTGCAACAGAAACTCATAAAGTCGCATTACTAGATACGAGTTGGTCCGAGCTTGAGGAATTTAACCCGGACTATTTTGAAAAAGCAACTTACTCGAGCTGGCAGATAGAAAACGGATATTCCGGATTGCACGCCGGAACACTTACAGCACTTAAAGAATCTGCCAAATTTAACCTTATTGGTGGTAAAGTTGTAACCGTTACAAAAAATTATTCGAGTAATCCCTGGCGCATCCTGATTACTACAAAGACTTCCGAAACTCCAGGTGGGGTAACGGACTCGGAAAATGAAACAATCTTGCGAGCGATCCAGCAAGTTAAGCCGCTTGGCTTCAAGGTTAGTCATGTCTGTACGGTGTCGGGAGCATAAATATGTTCGAACAATTAAATGCCGTAGGGTATGCAACAAGCTTTACTGGTCTTTTTAGTCTTATTATTTCCGGTTTGTTTTACTATAAAGCCCAAAAGTTAAAGACCTCGCCGGAGATGACAATGGCATCAAACGAACAGATTCAGACAATTTTTGATGGTTATGCCGGTGTTATTGACAC